CAAAATTATCCGAAATTCGTCCAGAATTAGGTAATTTTGCGGTGTGTCCTTATGCATCAAAGGCAAATTTTATCATTTTAGAGGAAAAATTACGAAAAGTCACACCAAGAGCGGGTTGGGATGTCGTAATTTACGTTGTTGAAGACGATCATGACGAAGATTTTCTTTATGCAATGGTCGATGACTACAATCGGACGTATACAAAGTATAAATTTATCGCTGATCACCGAAAATCTCAAACAAAAATCAATGGAGTACCGACAAGTAACGGAAAATACAATCTTGTTTTGTGTCAACCACGAGAAGAATTGACAGAAGCGAGAAAAAAACTTGCAAAAACTGATTATTACAAGTATTGGGACAAAAATTATCTTGAAGATGTGTTAGAAGAGGATTATAAGGTCGTTGAAATTCATATTGCACCTGAGTTAGAGTAAAATGGGAGATCATTTACTACTTGATGTCTATGATTGCACTTTTGATCAGTTAAATTCTGTTCATTTTCTTCGTTCAATCTTCACAAAAGCAATTTTAAAGTCAGAAATGACTATTTTGAACGAATATAGTCATAAATTTTCTCCTTATGGTGTTACAATGTTGTTTGCACTTGCGGAAAGTCACGTTTCTTGTCATACATGGCCTGAAAAAGGTTGTTTGAGCGCTGATTTTTACACTTGTGGTGAAAAAGATCCAAAAATAGCTGCTAAATACATCATTGATAACCTATATTCAATAGATTACTTAGTTCGTGAGATAAAAAGGTAAAAAATAGGTATAAATAAAACAGGAAACTTTTTGTGTAAATAGTGGCTTCTAAGGCATTCAAAGATATTAACCTCTCATTCAAACGTCATCCTGTGACGAATGATTTGGTTGTGATCAAAAATGAGGATGCTATCAAGAGATCTGTCAAAAATATTGTTTTTACAATTTTAGGTGAAAAACCATATGATCCTTTCTTTGGATCAATCATTAATGATTCTTTATTTGAATTAAGCACATCATTAAATGAAATTGGTGTTGGAGAGAAACTTAAGTCATCTCTTGCAAGATATGAACCTCGAATTGACAATATTATTGTAGATGCAACAATTACACCTGATTCAAATGAGATTAACGTAACAGTCTCATATGAGATTGTTGGGATTCCATCTCCATCACAAAAAGTAGACGTTATCCTACAACCAGCTAGAGTATAATGGCTTTTGGGCAGTACGTTAATTTAGATTTTGACGAAATAAAACAGTCAATCAGAGATTATCTGAGGGCAAACACTAATTTTACGGATTATGACTTTGAAGGGTCTAACCTTTCGATTATCATTGATGCGTTAGCATATAATACATACATCACTGCCTATAATACCAATATGGCAACAAATGAATGTTTTCTTGACTCCGCTACACTTCGAGAAAACGTTGTTGCACTTGCTCGAAACATTGGATATGTGCCTAGATCAAGAAGAGCTGCAAGAGCAAAGATATCTTTTCAAGTTGACGATCTAACAGAGACAGTTTCACTTACAATTAATGCTGGAATCATTTGTAATGGTGCTGGTCGTAATTCAAACTTTATTTTTTCAATTCCAGAGGACATTACAGTTCCTGTTGTTAATGGAGTTGCTGTTTTTAATAATATTGAGATATTTGAAGGTGATTTTATAAATCAAAACTTTACAGTTGATGAATCTTTAACAAATCAAAGATTTATTCTTGATAATTCGTTTATTGACACATCTACGATCAAAGTTAAGGTCAAACCATCTGAAGCGTCTACTTCAAGAGTCACTTATACACAAATTGATAACATTGTAGGTGTTACATCGACCTCATCTTCTTATCTTTTACAAGAAATTGAAGATGAAAGGTATGAATTGATCTTTGGTGACAATGTAATTGCAAAAAAACTCTCAAATAACAACTTTATTGAAGTTTCTTACATTACAACTGATGGAAGAGATGGAAATGGCGCTGCAGAGTTCAGTTTTGTGGGTAACATTACGAATCAGGATGGTGCAGAGATTGATGCAGGCAATGTTTCACTTATAACAACTGAAGAAAAGTCAAGAGATGGTGACAATATCGAATCTATCTCATCAATTAAGTATTATGCACCTCGAATTTACTCTTCGCAGTATCGTGCAGTTACTTCATCTGATTATGAATCAGTTTTAGGTTTCATTTATCCAAATGTTGAATCTGTAACTGCTTATGGTGGTGAAGAAATGTCCCCACCTCGTTTTGGTAAAGTTTTCATATCTGTTAAACCAAGAAACGGTGATTTTTTATCAGATCAAACAAAAAGAGAACTTATACAAAAATTAAAGAGTTATGCAGTCGCTGGCATCGTGCCAGAGTTCATTGATTTGAAATACTTATATGTAGAACTCAAAGTCAATGCTTATTATAATCCAAACTTAAATGATGATCAAGAAAATCTTAAAACATCGATTTCAAATGCTCTTGACCAGTATTCAAAATCAATTGATGTAAATAAATTTGGTGGTCGATTCAAGTATAGTAAGGCTGTTTCATTAATAGATGCTGTAGACTCTTCAATTACATCAAATATCACTTTGGTCTGCATGAGAAGAAATCTTAAATCAGAGATTGGTCGTCTTGCACAATATGAACTTTGTTTTGGTAATCGAATGTATCAAGCAGAGCCCGCATATAATATCATATCAACAGGATTTACAATTGAAGGTATTTCAAATGTTGTTTATCTTGCAGATGAAAAAATTGATAATAATAAAGGAAGAATTTTCTTCTTTACTTATGTTGAAGGTGGTCAACCAACGATTGTGAAGAAAAACGCTGGAACTGTTGATTATCTGCATGGTGAAGTCCTTATAGATACTGTGAATATACTTTCGACTGTAATAGCAAATAATGTGATTGAAGTTCAGGCAGTGCCGCACTCAAATGATGTAATTGGATTGCGTGATTTGTATGTTAAGTTTGATATGACAAATACGACTTTAACAATGGTTCCTGACATTATCGCATCGGGTGAAAATACATCAGGTTCAAGGTTCATACATACACATAGTTACTATATGCCGAAATTTACTCGTGATTCAGAATCTGCGGTTTCTACAACAGGTCTTGTGACCTCGGTAAGTACAGGCACAGCGTCAGTTACATCATCATCAACAAGTGCTGCGAGAGCTGCAGCATCCTCTTCACCAACTACAAGTGCAAGTAGTTCAACAACTGCTATGGGTGGTGGATCAAGTTCAACTCCTAGTTCTGGTTCAGGATATTAATGATTGATACTTCAATACAAAGAGTCGAGATAAATCAGGTAATTGAAAATCAGTTACCTGAATTTGTGCAAGCGGAAAGTCCACTTTTTGTGGATTTCATGAAGCAATATTATATTTCTCAAGAATTTCAAGGTGGATCGATTAACATTGCAGAAAATATTGATCGATATACTAAATTACAAACTTATGTTGGAGCTGCTCTCACTGAGTTTACAGGACTAACAACTGATACTCAATCATTTTCAAGTACGATATTTGTAGACTCTACAAAAGGTTATCCAAGTAAATATGGATTATTAAAAATTGATGATGAAATCATTACATATACTGGAATTGGAACAACTTCATTCACTGGATGTGTTCGTGGATTTAGTGGTGTTGATAATATGGATCAACCCACAAAACCTGATTTATTATCTTTCAATACAAGTGTAGGTGCTGCTCATACTGGTGGAACTAAGGTTCATAATTTATCAAATCTTTTCATTCGAGAGTTTTTCAATAAACTTAAAACCACCTATGCAAGTGGATTTGAAAATCGAAAATTTGACAGTGATTTAGATCAAGTCAAGTTTATTCGTCAAATTAAAGACTTTTATAGATCAAAAGGAACAGAAGAATCATATAAAATTTTATTCAGAGCATTATATGGTGAAGAAGTTAATATTATCAAACCAGCTGATTTTCTGATCAAACCATCTGATGCAGATTATGGATTTGGTCAAGATTTTGTAGTTAAATCAATTACTGGTAATCCACAAGATTTAATCGGATCTACGTTATTTCAGGATAAAGACGAAAATGATAAAAATATTTTAGGTGCTTCTGGTGCGATATCAGATGTAAAAGACTTTTTATATGGTGGTGAACATTACTATCAGATAACTCTATCTCAAGATTCAATCGATGGCGACTTCGTAGTCCCAGGCAGAACTCGTGTTGTTAATCCAGTAACTATTGGTTCAACTGTAATGACGGTTGATACAACAGTTGGATTCCCAACAAGTGGATCATTATCACTGCCAACTGCAAGTGTTGCTGGTGTTGTCACATATACATCTAAAACATCAAACCAATTTGTTGGATTACCTACAGCTGTTGATGTTTTGAATGTTGGAGATGATGTAAGATTTAATAATGTTGCATATGGATATTCATTTGCAAATGCAACAAATAAGATTGAAGTTTTAATTACTGGTGTTTTAAAAGATTTTCCAATTCCAGACACAACTTTTTATTTTAACAAAGGAGATACAGTTAAAGTTGGAACATTTGGTATTAATAAAAGTTCTGAAGATGCAAATTTTGGATCTTGGGTATATAACACATCTGTTAAATTTACACCAAAAACTGTCACTCGTCAATCAAGTAGTAGTTTTAGAGTCGTAACATCATCAGATCATGGTCTTTTAGAAGAAGATGCTGTTGAGGTTTTAGATGGACAATCTATATTATCTGGAGTTGGTCGTGTTTTAAGTGTTATCAGTAGTTCAACTTTTATCTTAGGTGACTTACCTAGTGTTGGTGTAAACAATTTTGCATTTATAAGAAGAAGACTTAAAAGAGGAAATAGTTCTCTTCATGATAATATTACAAAATATACAACTGATGTTCAAAACGTTTATGATCATGAAAGTTCTAATAAGAATGCTTTACCTCCACATCCTCATGCTTACGTTACATCACCGTCTTTACCAAGTTTAGGTAATGAACCCATAGTTGCACCAGATCGTTCTGTAACATGGACTGGCGCGACTGGCGGAGATGTTATACAGTTAATACAGGTTACAGAGGGTGCAGCAGATCATGGATTCTATTCGGGAGAGGTTGTTACTTATAATGTGATTAGTGGATTCTTAGGACAACTAATCGATGGTAAAAATTATTATGTCAGTCGTGTAAGTTCTAATAATATTCGTCTTGCAAACTCATTACCAGATCTTATAAATGGAGATTTTGTGGATGCAACAGGAAATGGAACTTTTAAAATTTCTGTCCCAGAACTTGCAAATAAAAAATTAGAACATCAAAAATTATTAAAGAGAATTTCATTAAATCCATTATTCGATGGAGGAGTCCGTGAGACACAGCCTGGCACCACTGGCATCCTTGTAAATGGTACGGAGATATCAAACTATAAGTCAGGTGATGTTATTCAATTTGGAGGTGTTGAGTCGATAGATGTATTGGAGGGTGGGTCACAATTTGATGTAATCACACCACCTACAGTGTCTGTTGAAAGTTTAACTGGAGCTGGTGTAAGTGCAACTGCTAATGTCAAAGGTTCGTTTGAAAGATTTGATATTATCGATCCAGGCTTTGATTACGTTGAACCACCTGTCATTCAAATTAGTGGTGGTAATGGTAGAAACGCAATCGCAAGATCAAGATTAAAACAAGTTGATCACTTTGTTGACTTTGATGCATCATCCACAGGTAACGCGATTAATATTGCTGATAATACAATTGGTTTTGGAACTTTTCATAAATTCCGTGATGGAGAAGCTGTAATCTATAAAACCTTTAATACTGGTGCAATCGGTATCGCAAGTGCTGGTATTACTACAACCGCAATTCAACTTAATCCAGATCAAAGACTTGTTGATGAATCAATTTATTTTGTATCTAAAGTTAATAGCACAACTATTAAACTTGCAAACAATCAAAATGATGCGATCACAAAATCTAATCTTCTCAACTTAACTGGATTTGCTGATGGATCACAAAGATTTCAAAGTTTAAAAAAGAAATTTGTTCTTGGACAAATTATAATTGAAAATCCTGGCGAAGGATATGAGAATAAGAGAAGATTAGTTCCTGCTGCTGGTATTAATACATACTCTGATTTTATTGAATATAAAAATCATGGATTTAAAGATGGTGAAATAGTTAGATATTCCCACTCAGGAATTGGAATCACAATCGGAGGTCTTGATACCGACCAAGATTATTATATTTTGAAAGTAAGTGATGATAGATTCCGTCTTGCATCTGCTGGAATTGGAACCACATTATC